TCTATATAGAAAACTCCCCAATCCTTGTGAGACTGGGGAGAACCTGACTAATGTTATTAGCCGGGGATGATCAGAGCAACACCGGAGGTGTCACGCAGTTCACCAACACCGTACAGCGTGTCAGCGGTGAGCAGCGTACCGAGGTACTCTTGCTTGTACTGAGTCTGAACACGAACGCCAAGTTGCTCAACCAGAACAGCAAACTCAGGGTGAGCCATCAGAGCAACACGGGGATCCGTGTCAGCGGTGCTGGAAGTAGCAACCGTGGGGCAGTTGGTCGAAACATAGACCTTAACGCCATACAGATCACCAATCTGACCGTTACGGATGGTGTTGGCAGAACCAACTTCACCAGTGAAGGCTTGCTCGGTGAAACGATCAAGACCCATGATGGTGTTACGAGCAACAGGAGGGATGATGAAGAAGCGGTTGTCCATCGGAACATCAGCATCGTCAAGACGCTGGATGGTGCGACGAATACCGGCATCAGTCAGAGCCGTCTCGTTACCAGAGTTGGTGTTAGCGGTAGCATCCCAAGCAGTCGTGCCGTCACCGCCGATGAAAGCGCCAGAGTAGGAAGTTCCGCCCTGCAGACCAGCAGCCAGAGCCAGCAGGTCAGTGTCGATACGAGTAGCCAGAGAATAACCAGCGTCATCCGTGTAGAAGCGACGCAGCGACGACAGAGCCTGAACTTCGGCAAAGTCTTCGATCAGTCGGCTGTACTCGAAGTGGCTGTTGATGGTAACAGTCTTCTCAGTACCGCTCTCAGCAATCAGAGTGACTTGGCTGTTAGCAGTCTTAGCAGAAGCAGTGCCACGAGCGGGAGCGGGGAAATGAACAACATCGCCCTTCTTACCCTTCATGTTCATCTTCTTGATCAGATTAGCAGCAACAAGGTTCTTCTTGTAAGCAGCGATAATCTCATCAGACCATACCTCAGGGATAAAACCAGCCGAGTTAACGGCTGATTGAACTACATGGTTTGCGCCTAGTGCCATTTTAAATGTCCTTTGTAAAAAGTAGTTAGTTAACGAACCCTACCTTCTGCATAAGCCGCCATAATCTCAGGCTGCATCATGTCATACTTGTCAGGGTCAGTTTGCATAAGTCGAATAATATCAGCACGACGATAAATCTTTTTCGACGGTGCTTCATCGCTACCTGCAGTTCCTACAGCAGCGGCTTGTTTAAGTTGGCGCTTACGATCTTCCTTCTCCATCGCCACAGTATTCTTTACAACACTCTGACGCTCTTTCCAAGTGGATAGCAACTCATCAGCGGAATCAAAATCAAAATTATTCGCTCTCGCAAACAACTCTGTACGAACTTTAGATGCTGCTGCCCACTCTTGGAAGGCTTGACTCTGAGCAATCTCCATAAAGTCTGGATGCTTGTCTCGAATCTTGGACATCGTTTCTGCCTGTTTCATCTGAAGCGCAGCCATTTCTGCCTGCTTTACCTTCGGATGATTCTCAATAGCCCTTGCTACGGCTTGCTGCGGATCAGCAAAGAAGTCAATCTCTTGATCTTCGGCTTGCTGGGTTGGCTGTGTTGAAGTTTGGGCCTTAATGAAATCATCGACAATCTTACGCAATTCACCAACTTCGCTACCCTGACGACCGATCAGCTTCTCAGCCTCACTATGCATCCGGATAATTTCTTTGAGATCCTTACCCTTGTACTTCTCGGGAATCTCATCTACTTCTTGTTGTTGAACTACTTCTTCTTGTACTTCTTCCTGCACCGGTTGATCAAGTTCTTGAACATCCTCTGCAGCGATTTCATTACTACCTTCTTCAATTAACTGAGCCATATTAGTCTCCTGAGCATAACGCTTTTTAGGAAGAACACTTTAATTACTTGCGGGGTTTCCTTTTCCGCTTACTTCCACTGATCTGAACGACCAGTTTTTCTTTCCCATGCTATGTGAGATTGGCGGGTTTGTTCCCACTTCCGTGTAGCATCTGGAAAGTCACCGGAAATAGCATCTAGCTTTGACCGGGGTGCTGCAAGTAACTTGGTGGCATCATTACCGCAATGCCTACAAGTAACTACCATTACAGAAGAATCAACAAAGTATTCTTCTTTATGTCCTTTGGCGCATTGAAAGTCATTTAGTATCTTCATCTAATTCCTCGTAAGCCGCCTCTGTTAGGCTTTGTAGGTTGATTAGATAATTGATCATGTCCATCTGACCACGCCTGTACCACAAATCTGCTTCATCTGCACACTTGGTGATGTCACCAACTGTAGCGGCTAGTTCTTTGAAGTCCTCTATAAGGTCTTTCCATCCAGCCTGTACGAATAAATCAAATCGTTGTTCGTAAAAATCTTGTAGTTCTTTGTCTTCCAAGCATTATCTCCAAAGTGAGTGCTTACTTACATTTATACTGTTATTATACTACAGCTAAACAAAAAAGTCAAGTATTATTTATGTGTTTCTGCTTGCAACTACTTGCAATTCAGCAATCTGACGCTTGGTATCAATATCTTTTTCTTTGATTGCTAGATCAGCAACCTTAACCCTACGCTCAAACTCTGCAGTTGGGTCATTTGCTTGATTGAGATATTTAGATGCTGATGCTGCAACTTTGGCTTGTAGTTCTGCTGGCTTAAGTTGAATGTCAACCAGTTCAGACTGAGCCTTGGCTTGTTTAAGTTGAACATCAGCCTGCTTGTTAGCCAGATCCAGTTGAATATTCTGAACCTGAGCCTGCTGCATCATCTGCTCCATCTCACCGGGCTGGTTAAGTTGATCAAGCTGTGCGATAAGTTCTTCTCTATTCTCAAGACCAGAATTCTCAATAATCGCTTTAAGCACAATCGGAGTGATCTTGCTCTCAGGGCCAAGTGTTTTAAGCAAGTTAATAAACTGTACTTGTTCAAATTCACGAGCAATAATACCCAGATGCGACACAGGAATAAACTCAAAATCTTGAACAGGATAACGCTCAGGATCAAACTGCATATAACGATGAGCAGATTTGGTAATGAACGGAATAAGGAACTGTTCTTGGAAGTTTACAAGAGTACGCTTGCTCTTCTTAATAATAGCCATCAGAGCAGGGTTAGTGCCGTAGCCTTCAGCACTGTTACCGGTGGTCTGCAATGAAGCGCTATCCACAGTACCGGTGGCTTGCAGCAGCATTACATTAAACTGAGCAGCAGTCTGGATTAGACCGGGGTCAGTGTTGCCAAACTTAAATGGTTGCAATACTTCTGAGGGGTTGCCGTTGGTAAGGATGGTCTTACCGGGACGAACTTCAAACTTGGAGCCACGAGGAAGCCTTGTAGCGTCCATAGCCATCATAGGAACCGTGGTCAGTGCCAGTGAATCCAGATGCGCTCTGAACTGAGCATCAATGGCTTTCTGCATATTGTAGCCTTTTTCAGCGATACCACGACCCCAGAAGCGGTTGGGCAGTGAATCATTCTGGAAGGCAACAATAGGACGATCCTTCATCATGTAAGGCGTTTCTTCAGCCTTCAGAAGGTGCTGATCGTTGGCGATAACGATGATTGATTCTACCATTTCACCGTATTCAGCGCCGGTATAGCCTAGTTCTTCATCATTTTCAGCAAAAAGGTCAACATATTTGCTTTCAAAGGCAGAATCAAGCAATGCTTTGGGTACTAGACCATAATAACGGATTAGTTTTACCTTATCTTGCTGATATTCAGTGTCTTCTTGCGTTGGTTCGAGGTCATCATCGCTTGCAGCAAGACCAACATCCTTCTTTTTGTAGATTCCATCTTCCATTGCCTTAACAACATTATGGATAGAAGTGAATTCTTCAACAGCACATCCCAAAGCCTCTTTAATATTGCTGGCATTGGGGTCAATTAGGAAGTTTTTAGGATTGATTGGGCGCAATTCAACAGCAATACGCTCACGCTCAACAACACCGATAGCAGCAACACCCATTCCCGGCATCGGTTGGGTGGCTGGAACCATCTCAGTCTTGTTGGCTACAACTATTTCACCAATACCAGTGCCATAAACAGCGGCTAGAAGCACCACATCGGAGACTGCTTTGCGTACTCCATCCTTTTTAAAGTCCTTTGTAAGTTGTCTTTTAACAACTTCAACATCAGCAGGGTTCTGGTCATCGTCAACAATGTCAAAGAACTTCTCTCCACGACCAAAGATAGCCTCATCAATCTCAGCAGAGAAGGTTTCAATGGCCTGCTGCAGTGCGGGAGTGACAATCTTGCTTCTCTCGGAGTCACGAGTACGGTCTTCTCCTGACCAAATACCCCGCCAGAGGCGCTCATACTCATCCCACATCTCAAGATAATTGGTTTCTTTATGGTTACGCCACTGTTCGCAGCGAGAAAGAACCCAATTAGTTAGTTGACTTTGGTTATTCATTGTTTATTTCCTTCGTTAATAACCTACAATAGTGTCCATCGGTGTCCACTCTTCTTCATCGTAATCTTCTATGCTGACATTCTTAGCTAACTGGTCAACATAAGACAACGCATCAATCAAGTCATCGTGAACCTGAGTTGACGGGAACATCAAATACTGGTCAACAAACTCAGACCAGTCTTCATCAGAGTTGAGGATAATGCGTGAGTGTTCAAAGTTTCCTTGTAAACTCCACATAATCCTGTCAGTCTTCTTCTGATTACCGTGTGTTAATTCTTCAATGTGAAAGTAATTGTTATACCTTCTCATCAAGGATTGTAGCGGCCCCAATACTGCCTGCCTTGCCATACCTTTCTCAATCCCTACCGCCATCGGTTTGTATTCTTCTACATTCTTAAGAATACGCATGGCTGTCTCATCAATATCCCAGCGACCATGCTCAATCTTCTCTACAAACCATTTACCATCATCAGTGGCCTTCACTACTGCAATAGCACTCTGGTCTAGGCGCTTCTGTGCAGCGGTGCTGGCATTGGCTACATCCTTAAACCCAGCCAAGTCAATCGCTATATACCATGAACCTTCCTTGGGTTCACTGCCATACTTTAACCATTCTTCTTTAAACATTCCGCTACCACTGTTGGTAAAGGAAGCCATAAACTCTTGGTTAAAGTGAAAGCTACTTAGTGTTTCCTTTGCTGCTTGTATCTCTTCAGGATCAATCGTAGGATTGTCTTTGGTAGTTAAGTGCCAAGACTTCCAATCTTTACTATCCGACTCACCTGTCTTAAAAGCATCGTAGAACCAGTTGCGACCATCAGGGGTACTAATTAGAACAGCGTCACCTTTTAAGTCTGCCAATGCAGGTCTTAGAATCTTGGTGAAAACATCTTCCTTAACGAACGCTGCTTCATCGATCACACAGAAATACAACTTCAATCCTCGCAGAGCATCAGGGTTCTCTGCAGACCTAATATGAATCTTCCTACCAGTTACAAGCGTAATGTCCATGTTGTTCACATGCGCTTGCTTTATCACTGGCCTACCTTGGTCTAACAAGGCATCCCAAGCAATCTGCCTAGCCTGACCTAGCGTGGGTGCTACATACACCACTGCAGAGCCTTCAGGAGCCTCTAGAGCCTTTGCTAGAAGCATCTTAATGGCTAGGTTACTCTTACCACATCGACGACCAGCAGCAATAACCTTAAACCTGTGGCTGTCCTGCCATACCTCTAACTGCCAAGGTAGAAGCGACCAATTAAGTTCCACTGTCGACCTCTACATCTATAACATCATTTGAAGACTCTATCTTTGGTGCTAAACCGCTAATGTTAATAACAATCCCTGACCCTGAGCCGTTATTAGAATCTTTGGATTCAAAATAAGAAACTGGTAAAGAACGATCTAAACACATCTTTAGCGCTGCCATCTGATTAGGATGACCCTCAGTCAAGGCCATACGAATCAGCGTCTGCAACATCCTGTCTCCTTCAGAGACAAGCATCCTTGCACATAATTCTCTAGCCTTGGTAAAGTCACCTACAGGACGACCACGCTTCCCCGGCTTTAACTTCTTCTGAATATCTGCTTTCTTAGGACGACCACCCTTGTTCTTCTGAACCACCGGGGCTTCGCTTTGTGTAGTTACCTCAGACCCAGAGACTGAGGAGACGACACCACCTAAAGAGACATCAGAAGACACAATATCTTCAGTGTTCATTTTCTTTAGTTCTCTTTCTAAAAAGAAAGGCTACTTTGCTTACAATATTGTTCTTCGTCGTTACGCTGTTAGATCGCTTTAGAAAGAGTTTTTTTCTAAATCTTAATCTTAATGTTCGTCGTCTTACGAAGTCCTATATTAAGGAATATTCTAGCATATTTTTGTTAAAAAGTCAAGTTTTATTTCATTGGCCTTCGCAGTCTACGCTGTCCAATGATGGTCATCAGCGGTCTTCGCAATGCACAGTTTCATTAATTGCTCTGTCCCTAAT